CCTGTCTAGTAGGCCGTAGTCTCTCGTCTGAGCTGCGGTCTTTCCGGTGGAACTGTGTTCTACTTTGTAGTTCACTGTGTCGTCCCTTTTATGTTTTTAATTTTATTTCTTTAACTTATGTTTTATATCTATAATTTTATTACTTCAACCACTACCTTTTTGGAGGGACCGTTGTGGCGCTAGTGTTAGTGAAGCATGGAAAGTGATCAGTACCGTTCATGAGTGTTCTGGGAAAGTCTGCCTTAAATGGCAACTGGAAGTGTGGATCGAGCATGAATCCCATTTCGGCAAATCCGAACTGGCGATTGTGATGTGAGTTTCCGGTCCTATAACCGGCTCAGTATACGCCGTCGGCTGAGTGTTAACCGTTGGTTGGCTTGGGGGACCGGTGGCAGTGCGTAAACCGGAACATTTCAAACTTCTAAATCTCATCATGGCTACAACAACTTGCACCGAATTTGCGACTCAAAATGCTATTCAACGCGACGAAATTGTTCAGAAAACAGATGAAGTTCTTCGAGGAGCCATAGCGCTCCGGCAGGGAGTGATTGGCTGGCAAAATGCCGCCGTCGAGTTGAATCTCGGCGTCGTCATCGAGTCAGTTATTGAACTCCTGAGTTGGACGCAGAACAAGCGTTCTTTGCACAGCATTTGTGCGCCAATGACAAAAGACCAGGCCTTGAGCCAGTCTCGGCAGATCGAGACGCGTCTTTCAGAATTGCGCCTTATGTTGAATCAGACGAAAGACACGTGGTCCCAGCAGGGACTCGAATACACAGCTCTCTTTAGAGTGCGCTTGCGCGCATTGAAAGTGAGTATTAACGAAGCGCCTCTTCATCCCCTTAATTGGGCAGAAAGCGTTGATCATACCGAACGGAATCAAACTAACCGCCAGAAGCGGAAAGAACGACGACGTGAGGAAAGGACCTTAGATGGATCAGTGCAGATGGAAGCACTTGAGTCCATGGGCGTCTCCATGCTTGGTGGCATAGGTGGCGACCTTGTTGGTCCACTTTTGCACCAGGGAACTGCCTTTATTGGCACCTTGTTGCAAGACGCCCTTGGGTTACCACCCAATCGCGACTCTCCATCACAGATTTCGGTGGACCCTAATGACTGGTGTCTAGCCGATGTGCCACGACCTATCGCGTCGTTGGCCTACAAGAAAGTGCATACCGCACCGAACGCGAGATCGGTAGTTCAGCAGAACACCGGCAAGAGTATGGATCTGAAGCAACGATTCCAAGAGAAATCACTCATCGCCTCATTCGACGCGAGTATTGCTTGCAACACAGTAAGCGAACTACTCGGAGACGTCAGTGTCTCCCCACAGATATTCGCAACTGTGTCTGGAAATACAACTACGGGACCGTTTTCCCGGGAGGAAACTCCACTCAGTTATTTTGCCGAATTTTTCACCTTTTGGAGGGGAGACATCGATATCCACGTCAACGTGGTGCAGTGCGCCTTTCAGAAGGGGCAGATTGGTGTCTTTTTCAATCCGAACAATGACATCTTGGCGACAAGTGACTTTCCTGGGCGGACGTCCAATCTGCTTGGACATGTCTTCGACATTTCCGAAAGTAACGATCAGGTGTTGACCATTCCTTTTGTCAACGACAAGGATTACAAGCGCCTTGTGCGCGCTTACGGACAGGGTACTGCCATGACTGGTGGTACCCTACCGTGGAACTCCGTACCTATGGAGTCTTCGCTCGGTAAAGTCTGGATATATATCGTTAACCCAATTGTGGGTCCAGCGACAGCTCCGCAAACCGTGCACGTTAATGTGTGGATTTCGTCCAAAAACATGACGTATCATGTTCCGCGTGAACCAGATTTCTTTATTCAGCTCAACGGGACGACACAATCGGAGACAACCATCTCCTCGAACGTGGAGATGGAGATCATCACGGAAGAGGTGGCTCCGCCTGGGCAAAACGTTGACGAGACGACTGCAGAAAATCCTATTGAGGAGGTCGCTCAGATTGCGACGGCTGATACAGAGAATATCGCAGGCCGAAATTACATCATCCGGACGAACATTCAATGGGACACATCCTCTGTGAGAGGTAGTGTCTTACTCACTGCCGATGTGCCTTCAGAGTTGTTATTCAACGAGAACATGGCACCAAGCGGACTGTTTAACTTCCACGAGTTTTACCGTGGCGGTATGCTCGTTACGCTCAAGTTAGCGTCGCAGTGTCAGTACTTAGGGTTGGCAATGTTGATTGTCCACCCCTCCGCTTTTGATCGACCTATTGCGGAGTGTGTCTCGTCTTTGACCCAACTTCCCCATGCGTTGGTGGATATTGGGAGAAACACAACTGCAGTCGTGACTGTGCCTTGGTTGCACGTCAAGCGCTTACTGCGTACGTCGGACCTGAATCATAATGTTGCGGTTGTGAAGTTGATCGTCCTCAATCAGATGAGAATACCAGCGGGGGCTTGTGCAACTATAAACGCAACCCTTACGGTTGCGCTGACGGCGCCGTACTTTGGAGTAAAGAAAGCTAAAGCGCAGACTCTTGTTGGGCGCGTCCAATCCAAGGAAAGTGGGCCATCAGATCCCACACCAGGTCAAACAACTGGTGCTTCGGCGCCGGAGAAGAAGAATACTTCAGATATGGCCGCAAAGAAGGTGCGAGCGACAAAGCCGTGGAAGGTTAGAAATCCGCCCACGAAGTCTTACATCGCCGATCATACCAGTGTGTATGACTTACTTAAGCGACCGACCTTTGGAAACACTGGTCTCGTGCTGATTGGTACCACGACTACTCCAACAGTTTTGTGTGATATCTCGCCACAACTGGCGCCCGTTCATGGGAAGATAATCACGACATGGGCTTTCTATAATGGAGGGCTGCGTGTGCATCTGACTTCGACGAGTGTCGTGGGTAACGGCACTCTCGTCTTCGTCCAACCGAAATTCGACGGAGTTCAGCGGCTTAACTCACTCGTTACTTTGACCGGTGCGCCGTTGAGCGTCTTTGATGGCGTTCAAATCTGGAAGAGCAGTCTTATACCCAGTGCAACTTTTGGGCTGCCGTATTATGCGGCAACGCCGTTGTTGTTTACGCCACAGATGTTGGCTCCACTCAACAACGCAGATATGTACGCCATTGGTGCTGTGCGACTTTTTGTTCAGAGCACTTCAAGTAACGGCGTCATGCGTTATGCAACTTCAGTCGGTGATGACTTTGAGTTGCACTTTCCGCTACCCATGCCGAAGACTACCTTTTCAGCCCCCTTTTTGGCGGGCTTGAACAGCGGGTGGCAGCGGGACCTGACGCAGGACGGGGACGTGGAATCGAATCCTGGCCCTGTGGCCATGTGGATACGGAAGAAGCTCAACAACATCATTGATGATGTTTTGGCTGACCAAACAGAGAAGGCCAAGGAGAAACTCAAAGAAGCGAAGGTTTTTCTCGCTAGACACCTGTTCGCTAATGTCGTTGAAGACATTATCGTACCCGTGTTGTCCGCTTTTATGGATATCGCTCTCCACTTACGTCTCATTGTTATTGAGACCAACAAAACCGTGTTGATGGCCGCTTTCACGGCTATCGCGCTGCGTGTATATCCGTTTGTGAAGGACGGTTTTGCCACAGTTGAGTACATTCGCTCTACTTTTGAGCAGTGCCTCAAAAAGAAGATCGGTGGTGAGGACTTTGCGAAGTTTCGTCAGTCCACTGAGAGTATGTGGAGTACGAAGACTGACAGGGAATCGGCTGTCGATGCCGAGGAGTACGACCACTTCGTTGGGCAGGTTGAGATGGGTAAGAAAGATCATTCAATGATGGGACTCTTGACCGGATGCAACATGGGTAAGCTGGCCGCTGCCGTTTGTGTTTCGTCGCTTATTGCCGCTGTTGGCATGTTCGGTCAGTGGGTTTCCCACACCGTTGTGGACTCAGCCAAGGCCGCTGCGGAAGGACGTTTCCTCAAGACGTGTACCACCTTAGGCAAGGTGGGTCAGGGAGTTGCAGGTTTCAAACATATTTGGGGGGCTATTAAGGATGGCCTCGCCACAGCTATGGACTATTTTATTGAACCTGAGCCCGCCGAAGTTTGGTGGGCTGCGAAGCAGACACTTGTGCGGCGTCTTCTAGGGCGATTCCGCGCTAACACCGCGGACGGTTCGTATGCGGCGAACGTGGCGTTCATTAAGGTGCTTGGTACCTCCCCATATGATGATCTGGTTGTTAACCGCGATCTCATCGATGACATGATTCGTTACTTTCCGCAGCTGCCTACAGATATCGTGCCGCTTGATTTGCGGGTTGATTTGCGACAGTTAATTGCGGTTAAGGCGAGGCTCAGCTCGCAAGAGAGAGCCAGTGCGCCGCGAAATGAACCCGTCGGGGTTTGGCTCACCGGTACTGCAGGTTGCGGTAAGTCAGTTTTCGGCAAAGAAGTCCTCCCCGCCTTGTTGGCGCGGAAGATGAATTTACCAGGAGAGTGGCACTCTCATCTGTATCAAGTGCCGCGCAGCGAAGACCAGAAGTACTGGGACGGATACACCGGGCAGTACATAACTGCCATCGATGACTATGGTCAGAATACGGATGACAAGGACTTCATTGAAACCATTTCACTCATTAGTTCGGCCAATTGTCCGTTAGCTATGGCGGCTATCGATGACAAGAACATGACGTTTACGTCGCGCGTCGTTTTCGCCTCTACTAACTTGAAGAATTGTAGGGGCTTACAGACGGTGAAGGACAAGTCCGCTATTGTTCGACGTTTCCCTATCGCTGTCCACATGAAGACGCGGGGTGGCGGTATTCTGGATTACGGAAAGCTCACTCGGGATATGACAGCAGCTGTTGATACGGGCTCTGATCCCGTCCTTGTTTATGATCAGGCCATTGAGCTTGAGGAGTGGGACATTGATGTTGGAAAGGCAACAGGAAAGACGTGGTCTCTCGATGGTCTCATTGATGAGATCGCCAAGCAAATCCAACAAAGAGAGCACGCTCACCCTATTGGAGACATCTTAGGGTCGCAGTATCGTGGACGAGATGTCAAAGGACGTGTGCAGATGGAGTGTGAACTTGATGGCTCAGGTAGTGGGGACGATGATAATGTTCCTCACTGGTCTCAGAATTACCAGCGCGGTAAGAAGAAGAGGAGTCGCCCAGCACCGTATGTGGTACCTCGATTGAACAAGGGGTACAAACTACTGGATGGCGAGTCGTACGATATCAATCTAGATGATGATGGACCGCCACAACCACCGGAAAAGAAGTTTCAGGGTCTTAAGAGCATCTTTTTGATGCTCGGTATTGCCGTTGGTACGGGATTGGTCTTGTACCTACTCGTCACCATACTGAAGACGTGGGTCTTCGGGATGGGCGAGGAAGAAGGCGATGAACAGACGAAGTACGCTGAGACTGCTAAGAAGGCGGCCGGGCCGAGGAAAATGGTCGGGACAACGCAGGCGCTTGACAAGGAGAACAAGATCGCGGCAAATGTGTTGCGTGTGAGTACTGACAAATTTTCGTCGTGGGCTATTGCCGTTGACAACCGACATATGATCGTGAATAAGCACTTCCTTCTGCAGGCGGGAGGAGTGTTTAGAGTTCAGTTGCGCAGGCGCGACGGGACGGACGGGAGTATTGTCGCTGTCAATTACCAGAACTGTTGCTATGACTTTGGTGACAACATTGATGTCATGCTCATTCGACTTACAGGTGTTAATCTCGATCACGTTCGGTCTATTAAGCACCTACTTATGAAGAAGGCTGCCTGGCAGGCACTGCCTGAGAACTTCCAGGCGCATGACTGGCAAGGGCGAGAACTTCCTGTTGGGAAAATCCCCTTCCGTCTAAACGATCCTACGTGGAAGGACCACCCTGCGTGGCAGGTTTATCCAGGCAAGATGAATTATGTCACTCAGCAGGGCGATTGCGGACAACCGTACTTTGCTAGTACGGTCACTCAGAATCCTTTCTTTGGAATACATAGCGGTCACGTTGAGTCACGCTCCTACGCGTGCATTACTCCGATCATTTACGAGGACATTGTCTCCGCAATGGAGCAATTGGCCACGAAACTCGGATCAACGACCGTTATCGCCGACTACCGCCTTCAAGGGTGGGAGAAAACCGGAGAAGAAGTCACCGAGTTCGATCTTGGTCATTTGGAGCTGCTTGGACAAGGAACCTTGAATGGGGAGAAATTGAACGCTGGTAGTGTTCCTACGACGGATTTCATCCGCTCTCCTCTTCAGAACGATGAGTGGGACGACAGTTACTGTCCCTCTATCAAGCGAACTGTTGTGGTTGAAGGTGTGCGTATTGACCCACTGTTTAGTGGGGCTCAGAAGTATGAGCTTAATCCTAATACCATTGACACGCTGGCCATAAGTGTTTGTGCCGCGGAGTATTGTAAAGAGGTACCACATGGTGTCGGACGCATCTTGACCGATGTAGAAATGATGAACGGTTATGGCGAGATGGGAAAGCTCGTCACCAAGACCTCAGCCGGAATAATTACCAAGTACATTAAAAAGGAGGACCTTTTCGATAAACAGCCAGGGGCTGTTGTTGATGGCGTTACAGCTCCCGACACGTTAGTGTGGAGCGAGAAGGCTTCGACCTTTATTATTCCTCTCTATGGAAAGACGTTCCGTGCTCATTTCGATGAGGCGTGCGGACTCTGTTCAGTTGGCATCAAGCCGGATGTCATCTGGGTGTCGACCTTGAAGGACGAGCTTCGGCCGAAAGAGAAGGCCAAGAAAGGAAAGACCCGTGTGTTTGAAAATCCGGACGTAACCTACACGCTGTTGGTTCGGAAGTACTTCGGGCATTTCATTCAGTGGTTCAAGGCGAACCGCGGCTTCAAGCTCCACCACGCTATTGGAATAGATCGTGAAGTGGCTGCACCGGAGATTTATGAAGGTCTTAAGTGGAAAGATAGAGTCTTCGACGTCGATTATAAGAATTTTGATGGTTCGGTTCATCCCGTGCTTTTTGAATTCTTCACGAAAGTGACAGACTGGTACTACGGCCCGAAGAACCGT